CAAGGCTGGGGAACCTACCATTAAAGGGGAGAATGGATGGAGAACCGTTCCCATTTTGGTCGGAACTGGAGGTAGCTTCGATAATGGGGCTGATGCTGAGAATTTCTTCTACAACCCTGAGTCAAATAATTTTCTTGCCATAGAGGATGCAGTTTCAGGAAGGAAGACAGGTCTCTTTCTTTCAGGGCTGTATAGAATGGATTGTAAGAAAGAGACTTCTCTTGGTTCATGGCTGAGGGAAGAAAGAGGAATGGATATAAAAGACATAACGGAGCTTGATAAAATTAAGATACGTGTTTCTGATAAGGAGAAAGCTCTCGCCACGATAGAGAGTGAGAGGGAAAATATGAAGCGTAATCCTGACAGGACTCTCTATCTGAAACAGATAATGTACTATCCTCTCACGGTAGATGAATGCTTCCTTTCCTCTTCAGATAATATTTTCGACATAGAGGGGGCGAAAAGGCAGAAGAATAGGCTTGCACAGGTAGAGAGAACAGGAACTCCCGTTGTCCTCTACCAGGACGAAGAAGGAGGGGTGAAACATGACTTCACGGATATGCTCCCCATTTCACATTTTCCCTTGCAGACAGGTGACTCGAAGGACGCTCCTGTGATAATATACGAATTTCCTGTAGACAATCCTCCCTACGGACTGTATGTGGCAGGGGTTGACCCCTACAGGCAGGGAAAAGCACAGTATAGTAGTTCATTGGGTGCAGTCTACATATACAAGAGGATGCACGATATAGTTGGTGAAAAATACCAGGACATGTTTGTGGCTTCCTATGTAGCAAGGCCTGATAAGAAGGAGGTCTGGGAAGAGCAGGCCAGGCTTCTTATTAAATATTATAATGCACGCACCCTTTGTGAAAATGATGACATCTCCTTTATAGAATATATGAAGGCGAAGGGGGACGCACATTACCTGGAAAGACAACCTGAGTGGCTGAAGGAAATAGTTCCCAACACCACCGTGCAAAGGGACTATGGAATACATAGGTCTGCCGATAAAATCAGGGACTACTTGCATGCATGTTTCAAGAAGTACATGGAGGAGAAGGTGTACGAGGAGAAGGACGAGGAAGGAAACACAGTAAAACAAATATTAGGTGTGTATAAAATATTGGACCCCCTCCTTCTTGAGGAAGTTATTCAGTATAACGATAAGGAGGGCAACTATGACCGTGTAGTGGCGGCGGAGCTTGCAATTGCACAGGCGATGAGGATGGACCCCATATTCGGTAGGGTGAGTCAGGCAAAGGATGCAAGGGTGGCTGCCATCTATTCTGGAAGAGGAAAGCCGCAGCTTTTCAACGGAAGCAAAAGCATATTTACGGCAAGGAAGAGAAAATTATTTGTATAACATATATATAATGGTATGGATAACGAAATGAACCCCCCTCATTTGAGGAATTTGTTGAAGAACCCTGGATACTATGAGCCGGACATGGAGGACATAAAACTGGGGGATGATATAGTGATAGGGGAGTATGCTTCAAACAGGTATGGGGAGCCCACCATCAGATGGACAGAAGTGGTGGTGGAGGAACTGCCGTTATGGAAGGCGTTCCCTACAATGATGTTTTACAGGAAAAAACTTAATAAATAAGCAAGATGGCTATCATACGTTACTCAAAAGACCCAACCATCAAGTATGCCTACCTGAATATCTTTCCTGACCAGTTCAGGACAGAGAAGCAGAAGCAGGACGAGACTTGGATAAAGAACACAATGGATTATTTCGCTAACAAGGCTTATGCGGAATATACCAAGAACCGAAACACCTTTGTCAAGAACTATGACCTGATGAAGGGCATATTGAGAAGGGAGGACTTTTATGAGGAGGAGGAGGTGAAGAGTTTCACGGAGATGCTCACTGAAGACCTCGAACTCCCTGCCTATGTGAAGCATTATTCCATTGTAACCACTCCAATCAACGAGCTTGTGGGGGAAATGTCCAAAAGGCCTGATACATACAGGGTGAAGGCATTCGACGATGATAGTCAGGCAGAAGAGCTTCAATATAAGACGGAGCTGCTTCAGGAATTTGTCGTTTCCCAGGCTAAACGGAGGATACTGGAGAAAGCTGCCATGCAAGGCGAGGAAATCCCTGATGAGGAGCTTGATCAGATGACGATGGAGGAGGTGAAGGACCAGCTTGACAGTTATACTTCTGTTGCAGAAAAATGGGCCAATCATGTGCTTACCTGCCAGAAGATGGATTTCAATGTAAAGGAGATGTCTGAGGACGCCTTCAGGGACCTGTGCATATCGGCAAGGGAGTACTACCATATATATGAGGACAATTCAAAGCTCGGATTCAATGCAGAAGTGGTAAACCCGAAGAATGCCTGGTTTCTGACAGTCCCTGACAGGAAATATACATCAGACCCTTCTGGAAGGGCGAAAGGGGCTTACGCAGCAGGGACTGTTCAGATAATGGAGCTTTCGGAAATAATAGAAAGCTGCCCTGACATTACAAAGGAGGAGATAGACCATTTGCGTTCCTCTTTGGAAGATTATGGACTCATCAACGTAAGAGAGTCCAACCTCGGCAACCCTGACATCACCCCTGGAATAGACAGCATTAAATATGACACCTATGACCCGCTTGTCCTTCAGGAGAGGATGCTCATAGAGAGTGAAATGAAGGAGAACAACGACTCATTGGGTGATTTCCTTGGCCTTTCGTCCAATGTCTCTGCATTCGGCTACAAGTATGTGGTGGTGAGGGCATATTGGATATCCAAGAGGAAAATCGGGAAGCTCGTCTACTTTGATGAAATGGGCAATGATCAGAGCATGCTTGTTGATGAGCATTACAAGAATGGGACTATTCCCACTCAGATTTCCCTTGAATGGGGATGGGTGAACGAATGGTATCAGGGGGAGAAGATAGGGCCTGACATCTATCACGTAAAACCCTTCAGGTTGTTAAGCTATTGTCCCATCATAGGCACTACGTATGAAGTGAAGAACACCGAGGCCAAGAGTCTTCTGGATATGATGAAGCCTTTCCAGGTCATATATAATATATGTATGAACCAGCTGTTCGAGTTGCTCAGGAAGGAAATAGGTAACGTGGCTTCCATAAACATAAGGCGCATTCCAAAGTTGAAGGATGGAGATGATCAGGATGCCATTGACATGTGGGAAATGGAGGCAAGGGAGAGAGGGGTGGTATTTGACGACGACAGCCCTGAAAACACCAAGGCCCCTGTTTCCAATACCAGTATAGCGAAGAATATTGACCTTACAAGGACAAACGAAATTCAGAGCAGGTACAATCTTGCTGTACAGATGAAGAATGAATGCTGGGAGCTTATAGGGATGTCGAAGCAAAGGCTTGGCTCCATTTCCGCTTCTGAAACAGCAACGGCCACCAATACAGCCGTACAGCAGAGTTACTCACAGACTGAACCCCTGTTTGTCGCTCATGAATATGTTCTTGGACAACTCTATCAGGCAATCATAGACGCTGCCCTCTACGTGGAAAGCAGCAAAGAGCAATCCACCCTCTCCTATATAACAAATGAAGGCGAATCTGCTTTCATACAGGTAAATGGAACAGACCTCAGGTTCAGAGACCTCAAAGTATTCCCCACCAATCGTCCTGAGGATACCCAGATGTTCAACGAGCTTCGTCAGCTTGCACAGGCTGTCATCCAGAATGGAGGAACCCTCTATGATGTCATTGAACTCTACTCTACCAAGTCGATGAGACAGATGAAGAAGACTTTCAAGGACTTGAGGGACAGGATATGGAAACAGCAGGAGGATGCACAGAAGCTTGAACAGCAGAAACTTGAACAGGCTCAGCAGATAGCTCAGGCTCAGATTGAGGAGGCGGCAAGGCAGAAGCAGGAGGAAATAGCCAATGACAACTATCAGAAGGAGCTTGACAGGATAAATAAGAAGGAGATCGCCATCATACAGGCCACTGGATTCGGTAATGTGGAAAGCGAAGATGTCAACCAGAATATGGTGCCTGATGTGATGGAGGTGAGCAAGCTGGCCGCTGAAGAGAGTAGGGCTGCAAAGGACTACCAGCTCAAGATGGCTGACATACAATCCAAGAGCTCGCAGGCCCTTCAGAAGATGGAGCTTGAAAAAGAGAAACTGAAGGTGGAGAGGGAGAACATGAAGAACGACCTCCAGATTGCAAAAATCAATGCGAGTAACAGAAAAAGTGTAAAGAAAAAATAGCAATGCTATATTAACTGGAAAAATGACTACGTAACATAAATATTGGCTGGTTTATAATTAATTTTGTTATAATTTTACTTCAAATCAACTTAATAACTACATTATGGCAGAAAATTTAGATAATCCTGGTGGATTCGGTATTGAGGATACCATAGAGATGGGGGTTGGAAGTCAAGAACTTCTCAAAGATTTTTTCGGAGCTGAGTCCTCTGGAGGTTCACCCGATGATCTGGAACCCATCATAAAAGAAGTGAAAGACGAAGAAAAGCCTACACCTCCTGTAAAAGGCAAGGTACTTCCTACTGATAAGGAAGGTGGAACTCCTAATCCTCAACAAGTTATCTCCAGTTTCCTTCAGAGCGGAGAAGAAGAGGAAGAAGGGGAGGAAGGAGAAGAAGGGAAAGAAGAACAGTCTGGTGCACAGACAGCAACAGCAGAGAATATTGATGCAGAAGAAAGTCCTTTTGTCTCTCTCTCCAAAGACTTGTTCAAGCTTGGCGTATTCAACCTTGATGAAGATGAGGAGGAACCGCAGATAACTACTGGAGAAGAATTTCTTGAGAGGTTTAATGCTGAGAAGAAGAAGGGTGCCATTGAAATTGTTAATAATTTCATAGGCCAGTTCGGCGAGGATTATCAAAATGCATTTGATGCCATATTTGTCAAGGGCGTTAATCCCAGGGATTATTTCGGCACCTACAATAACATAGTCAATTTTGCTGAGTTGGACATGACTAACGAAGAAAATCAGGTGACTGTTATGAAGCGTGCACTGAGTGATCAAGGATTTGAGCCTGAGGACATTACAACTGAAATTGAAAGGCTGAAGAATTATGCTGACCTTGAAAGCGTGGCCACCAAGTATCATAAGGTACTTATTAAGAAGGAGGCGGCCAAGCTGAAGGAGATGGAAGAGGCTTCCGAGAGGGAGTTGCAGGTGAAGACAGCCATAAAGAATCAGTACATTCAGAACGTCAGTACTGTACTACAAGAAAAAGTAAAGGCTAAGGAATTTGATGGCATACCGATCAATCCAAAATTAGCCGCAGAACTACAAGACTTCCTATTGGTGGATAAGTACAAGAACAAGGCAGGAGAAACCCTTACGGATTTCGATGTCGCAATTCTTGAACTTAAAAGACCCGAGAATCATGCTATGAAAGTTAAGATTGCTCTCTTACTTAAAGTGTTGGAAAAAGATCCTACTTTATCTACCATCCAGAAGAGCGGGGTAACTAAAAAGACCGATCAGCTCTTTGGGGAAGTCGCAAGACAGGTAAGTAAAGGAAAAGCAGGAGGAACGACTCCTCCTAAGAGAACTTCATGGTTTATATAACAATTTAATTTAAAAAAGATGGCAATTCAAACTTTACCAGGGTTAACTGGTTTTATGTATGCTCGGGTTTCGTCGATGGATAAGCGTGCTGTTGGCAAGCTTACCGACGCTAACCATTTGGAATCGTTCCACATGACTGAACCTGCTGACTATGACAAGAAGATCATCAGTCTTTACACGCAGAGTTCTCTCTACAGTAACGACTTCCTTGACATGATCAACAAAAGCACTCCGTATTACATTGATAATGCGAGTGATGCTTGGAAGTGGGATGTTCAGGTCCCCTACAAATTCCCGAAAATTATTGACATTCCTGCCTCTACTCAGGCTCTTGATAAGCCTGGTATTGACGGTCAGGAGTTTCAGGTGGTGCTTGATACCAATGAGTTTGCTAAGAACTCCATTGTATCTGTTGGCTCCCGTCAGTATGGCCCCAGGTGGTATGTTGTGAAAGATCCGCTGCCTTGGAACAGGGGATTCATCTATTCTTTCACTCTTGTCAGTGACAATCCCATTGTGGACTTCGTTAGCTCCACCTTCCTCCAGATTGGGCTTGATGTCGAACTGATTGATGGTTCGATTGGTGAATTTGACCAGGATCTGCTTGGCCTTCCCCGTATGGGTGATAAAATCACCATGTTTGAAACCCTTGGCTCTGGCTATGGTTTTGAACATCTCATCACCGACTGGGCTGACGCCAAAATGCTGAGAGACAGCAACGGCAAGCCTCTCGACCTTCTTATCTATGCTCCCCAGCGCAGGAACCAGCTTCCTCTCACCAGGAATGACGTCAAGTGGGAACCATTCATCGAATTCTGGATGCGTAAGGCTATGCTTGAGCTGAAGGTGAAACGTATGATATGGAGTAAGCCTGGAACTGTCAAGTCCAATGGAAGCAAGCAGGAAGTGAAACGTCTCTCCGCTGGTGTCTACCACAGGATGCGTAATCATGGAAACCTTGTCCAGTACAATAGGGGAGAATTCTCCGCCAATCTTGTACGCTCGGTATTCGGTGACCTTTTCTACAGGCGTGTTGATGTGAAGGACAGGAAGGTGAAGATGTACACCAATGAGGCGGGGTTCGATGTATTCCAGCAGGCTTTGAAGGCTGATGCCCTCAATTCTGGGCTGACTTTCGTGGCAGATAGCGGAAACCGTTATTTGCAGGGTGAAGGGCAGCACATCACCTACAACTTCGCGTTTGATGCTATGGTGACCCGTGAAACCGGAAGGGTTGAACTGGTTCACCTGAAAGAACTCGACCTCCCGCAGACCCAGCTTGAGTTTGGTCAGAATAAGAAGAGTACTCCTGTGTTCTTCGTGTTCGATGTTTCTCCTGGCAGCGATGGTTCTCTAGTCAATAATATCCGTGAGGTGAGGATAAAAGAACGTCCTTCGATGACTTGGGGATATATTGATGGTACTGCTCATCACCTGGGCTTTGCAAGGAGCCAGGGTATGAGTTCCGCCAATAAGTTCCCGGGCTATCAGCTTTGGATGAAAGACAGATGCGATGTCTTCATTGAAGACCTTTCCCGCACTGTTTTGATTGAGGAAATACCTCAGTTTTAACATATAGAGAAGAAGCTCCCTCCTACTTTAAGGGGGGAGCCTTCTCAAAACCAACAATAATTAAATAACTACATTATGGGCAAATTAGGCAAAATCTCTACGATTAAGAAGGAGTATAGCAGTTCAGGGATGCAAACAATGCAGGGTGGACTGGCAGGTAAGGGAATGACGAGAATCCCTGGTACAGGGGTGTTCAAGTATCCATATAAAGAATTGGACGGCAAATATAGGACAGGACTTGATCCTGATGCCGCATACATAAAAAGGATACAGGACCCTACTGAAAGGGAGTTGGAAATTAACAGAGTGAAAGAATTAAGAGACAGGCTTCAGGCAGCACTCGGTGACATTGATCTTGGACCAAGGGCTCCGTTCTGGAACTATGCTCTATCCACTTCCACCGAAGACACTCTTCACGTTCAGCCTTACAAATTGATGGATGGCGATAATCATTTTGACCTGTCCATTCCTTTTCAGGAACTGACATTCGCTTGGCTAAGGGTTCATCCAAGCATAGCCAGCAGCTATCAGGCGTGGGAAAGAGGGGAATATCCCGCTGACACACAATTCTATGTTGCTGACGATGAAATTGAGAATGCAATAGTATACAAGAAGAAGCAGTTGATAAACAAGGCTATCAGTAAGTTTGACAGCATGACTCCTGCAAAGAAGAGGAAAGTAGCGAGATTGCTTGGACTCCCCATTACGGAGAACACTAAGGATGAAGTCGTATATAATGAAGTGGACAATGTTCTTAAACAGACAGAGTTTAAGTCAGGTAAGTACCAGGGACTTTCTACGATTGAGGTATTCAATAGGTTTGCCGATATGAAGGAGGATTTGCTCCATGTGAAAGATTTGGTGAAACAAGCCATCTCCTATTCCATATACAGGGTTAAACCCAATGGCAAGGTGTATGAAGGAGAGTATGAAGTCGCAACTGATGAGGAGGAGGTCGTGAAAATGTTGATTGATGACGATAACCAGGACATGCTCCTCACTCTTGAGGCTAAATTGAAATCGAAGAAATTAGCTGAAGTATGATACCTGTAGATAGCTTGTTATATAAGATAGACCAAAAACTAAATAAATTATCTACTAACGAGCATCAAAGGATACAACTTGAAGATAAGATACTTGCTCTGAATGAAGCCCAGCTGAAGCTGATAAAGCAGAAGGTTAACGGCTTAAGTGTTGTAAGTGGACTTGGTTATGACGCTTTCAAGAAGCGTTATGAGGATCTTCAGATACTTGCTGAGAACTATATGGATCATCCCCTCATTCCAGAGGAGACTGATAGTAACATTAATCAGTGGTCTGTTGATTTTACTACTCTTGACCCTACCTATATGTTCTATCTTGACAGCTATATATTGGCTGATAAAGGTAAATGCAAGGATAGGATAATATGGATAAATAGTGAGTTGACAAAGCATGGTGATTTACAATTCTTATTGAATAATAAACATTATCAACCATCCTTTGAATATCAAGAAACTTTTAGTATCTTGTCATCTGATAGAATGAGTGTATTCACCGATGGTACATTCACTCCTACGAAACTATATATCATGTACTTAAGGTATCCGCTCTACATTGATAAAACAGGGTATGTTAAGTTTGATGGGACAGATTCCGTCGATCAGGACTGTGAATTAAACCTTTACCTTGAAGATGAACTTCTCGATTTGACTGTCCAATCCCTTGCTATGTATACTGAGAATGCTTCTGCTGTGCAAAGTGCACAGTTTAGAATACAGACAAATGAATAATTAACAATTTAAAATTTAAACAAAATGGCAGATTTTTCTTTGACTACACTCTTCGTAGTGCCGACAAGTCAGACAGCTTTGCCTGCAACTGACAGTATCTCTACGCAAGACTTAACTGCGGGTCAAGTGGGAATATTCGCGCCTGATTACAAGGCCACCACGACTCCCGGAAGTGAAGAGTATTTCTACATTGCCCAAGGTAGGGAAAACACTTACCTTCAGGGCACTAAACGTTCTGACAAAATCAAGGGTTGTGGTGGGGAAAAGGGGGGAAAAGTGGGGGTAGGTGTTTCGTCTCCTTGCAACTCTAATGTTACTGAATGGTATAAAGTTGGTGGTTGTGGAACTCCCACCAATCAGATTATTCAGATTAAGGACTGGACTGCAAAGTGTGGGGATGTAATCACCATTACTTTGCGTGCTCACTCTGCATACCTTGATTCTCTCTATTTCAATGGGTTAACCCGCAGTGTTACTGTTCAGGTCCCCTGTTGCGAATGCGGTGAAGATCCTTGCACCGAAGTTGATTGTGATACTCTTCTTGACCTTGTCATGGAGAAGCTCACTGGGTATAATGTTACCGATGGTGTGATTGACTGGACTTCCCCCATTTCTACGGCTGAAGTTCCTGATGATCCTTTCACCGTCAATCTGAACACCTATTTTACCTTCTCGAAGGTGACTGTTGGTGAAACAGCTGGCTTTCGTGATAGTCCTTTCGTCGTCGGGATAGAGATTGGTGATGGTGGTGAAGATACTTGTGTCCTTCAGATTGAAGGCAAGCCTCTCACCAAGTTTGGTGTTCCTTGTGACGTTGCTGCTTTCCCGCATGAATATGACAGGATGTGGTTCAGGGCTTTCGTGTACAACGGACCTGCCACTACGGCAGACTTCCTTGTTACCGATGCTTGCGAACCTGTTGCCACTGTCACTACTGTTCAGAATTCCACCTATGCCACTGGTACTTACGAGGAAATCAAACAGCTTGAAATAGACTACCATAGCTATCAGGCTGGTTATCTGAAACACCTCTACAGGTGGGCTGGATACAACCAGAACTTTGAGAGCTGGGCAGAAAGCGGTAAGGTTTATGACACCTTCTACATCAAGTTCAATGAGTATTTCAAGGGCGCATATAACTGGGGAGATTATATTCCCAGAGACAGCATGGTGATAATTGCTGCTGAAGCAGGAAGTAATTTCAGTGCGGCTCTTGAAACCGCTCTTGAAACTGCTCTTGGTACAGTAACTGCTGATAACGTGTGTATCACTACCACCAGCACCACTACTGCTGCTCCGACTACCACTACCACTACTGCTGCTCCGACTACCACTACGACTACAACTAGTGGAAGTTAGTATATAATTGAATAAATTGATAAATGAGCCAGGGGAAGAGGAATCAAATCCTCTGGCTCTTTTTATTCAAGAGGATGGCAGATTTAAGTTTAGATATAGTAGTACTTCCTACCTATAATAAGTACAATATTGCCGTGGTAGATAATTCAACCTACCCGACTAACCCTCCTGCCCCCAATACTCCCTGGATAGAGATTAATATTCCTGGATTTTCCACATATTCAGGAGCATTCGTACCTGCTGAGGCCAATGTCTATAATTCCACTGACTTCGGCTTGACTGAGGACACCAATTATGTTGCTCTTCCCGATGGCATCTACCATATAAGATATACTAACAATCCTGCATATACATATTATGTGGAGAAGAGTATAATGAGGGTGGAAAAGATAATGGAGCTTTTTGACAGCGTTTTCATGCAACTTGATATGATGGAGTGTGACAAGGCCATCAAGAAGCAGTCTATGGTGGAGCTTAACACGATATATTTCTTCATACAGGGAGCTATTGCTGCGGCTAATAATTGCGCTAACGTACAGGCTGAGAAACTATATGCTCAGGCCTGGTATATGCTTGAAAATATGAAGACCGGAGGCTGTGGCTGTTCCGGCAATAATTATTTAATAAACTTTCAATAATGAGATCTGGTATCTATAAAATACTGAATGTAACTACTGGTAAATTTTATATTGGTAGTTCTAAAAATATAGATACGAGGTTTACACAGCATAGAAATAAACTTAATAAGAATAAACATTATAATACCTATCTCCAAAATGCGTGGAATAAGTATGGAGAAGAAAGTTTTAAATTTGAGATAGTTGAAGAAGTTACTTTTCATAGTAGAAAGCAACTAAAAGATTTAGAACAATCTTATCTAGATAATATTGATAAGCCTACTACTTATAATATATGCAAATATGCTGATGGAGGAGAAACTGGTCCTGCCTTAATTGGCTATAAACATCCTAGACATAGGAAAATATCTGTATACGATATTAATATGAATTTTATAGAAGAAATATCTGGACTCAGAGAAGCAGAACGAAAATACAATACTAAGTGTGTTTATAAGTGCTGTATGGGGAAAATAAGTAACGCTGTAAATTTCATATTTAAGTACAGTGATGATTTTAAACCATATATACGAAAACATGCAAAATATCATCCTAAGAATCCTATTGTTTGTTTAGATTCAAATGGTGAATTTTTATGTGAGTACGATTCTGTATTAAGTGCTAGCAGACAATTAAATGTGTCGAGAGAATACATAGATAGGCGATTACAAAATCGTGAACCTAGAATTAAAAAGTATTTTTTTAAATATAAATATCAAAAGGATGTCGTGTAAACCAACAGTATGCAGTGTGTGTCATGGTACATTTCCTGCATGTCAGATAAAGAATGGAAAATGTGCGAGTTGTAGAGCTAAGGAAACTGCTCCTGCTGCACCTGCTTCTAAGAATGAACCTGTAAGAGGTAAGTAAGATGTTATACACAAGATTAACGGATTGTGGCGAATGTGCAGACATTCAATCTCTGATGGATGACATTGATTGCAAACTTGCGGATTTGGCTGTCAATATGTACAACAATATTACGTTGATGTTGGATCAGCCAATTAACTCGGAAGCAATCATTAGTCTCTTGAACTACAGGAGAATATTGCTCCATAAGTATGTCAATCCTGTGTATCTGAGCAATTATACTATAAACATGATTGCTGCGAAAGTTAAACTTTTAATATTCAAACAATGAGTTGTGGTGGTTGTTTCACTGGATGCGTGAATGTTACGTCAGACAAATGTGTAAAATATACAGGAGAGAACATTCCTGAGTTGGGTATAGAAACCAATGACTCCTTATCAAGAGTATTGGAGCTTATTACTGACTATCTGCTGGATGGTGAATATGCCAAGTATTGTAATAGGATGGTTCCTTATGAGGTTGTTCGTTTTCATAGTGATGATTTCTCCATGTTTTCATTCAATGGCGCAGGAATTGGCAAGTGGGAGAATATATACATATGCAACGGGAATAACGGAACTCCAGCTCTTTCATCTGGTGAAGTTTACTATATAATGTATAAACCTTCTTGACCATGAAAATCACAGATTATTTTAAAACTCTATTTAAAGCCATGTTAGGTAATATAACGTCAGATGATATCAGTTATTCAGGTCCTCCGCTGCCCTGTATAGGTATTGAGAATTGCGATACTCTGACTTCTGCTATACAGAAGATAGAGGCTGCTATATGTGAAATACAGCAAACTATAACTACTACCACTACAGTTTTTCATAGGCCTGAAGACGTGGTTAATGTATATTATACCACTAATGTAACCTATGCTAACGGTATAACAGTTAATATAAGTGAATTGACGCCTGTTGCTGCATGTAATGCTTTGACTGTTCAATGTGCATCTTCACATACTGTATCTTCTTCAGGAGCATGGGGACAAATAACAAACTTTCCTCCATCAGGAGATGAAATAGCATATTTATATGCTGATGATAGTACTAATGTAGTTGCTGATGGTGTATACATGATACGTCTTCAGGTAGGAAGAACTTACTCGTGTTCGGAAATAAGATACATATGCGAAATTGTGGACGGTGTAGTTGTTTCAGTTACAACTTGTGAAGTGAACCATTTAAACTGTTGAAAATGAGTCCAACTTGGCCATATTACTTGCCTGTCAATCCATGCTGTACACCAGTGCCTGCATGTACACCACCTTCATGTTGTCCTGAACC